TTACTAATCCATAACCCATTTTATAACTCCTTTAACAATTATTTCTAAATCTATATGTATATTCGAAATTAGCTCTTAAAACTACTGTACTATTTTCGTCGAAATGCTCAGGCGTTTCGAAACTAATGCCACTAATTAAGAGTACTCTATAACCAGACGTAGGTAAAGCTAACTGCTTTTTTTGAAGGTCTTTTAAAATACAGTGAGCGGCTGTATAAAGGCTCTGCAATGCGTTAGCCTGAGCGCTATCGTCGTCTTTATTCATATAATCAGTAGTTAGTATTAACTGAAAAGTATGCTCCATAGTTGTAAAGCCTAGAGCAGAGCCTTCTTTAAAAGTCGCGTCTTCAGGTATAAAGCCATACCTTTTAGATAAGCCCCTTTCTGAATTTTTTAAAATATCGTATTCATAATCTAACCTAGAAAAATCAGGTATAAGAACGTCTATTACGTTTTTAGTTTCGTCGATAATTTCTTTTACAATATCTACCGCCATACTAAACTCGTAGAAGTAGTTATATAATTTTCTCCGTCGTCTAGTACGCCGTCGTCGTCAGTATCTAACTGAAGGTAGAATAGATTAAACATAGTATGGAAAGAGCGCTCGTAACGTAGCCCCTGCCTTTCCCATTTATCGTTTTCGTCGTCGCTTAACTCGTCTAAGTAAATCATAGAAAGAGTTTTATAAAGGCTAGCCTGCCTTAGCTGCTCAGGCTCTAATAAATCATACTCGTTAATATCTGAAAATTTAATACCTTCAGTTACTAAAGGGTTATTTTTATCGGCGTTACTTATTTTTCTATTACCCTTATTTCTTAGTAATTGAATAATATCTTTTCTAGCCTGCTCATGTTTTAAAACCCACGAAGCGCCGTTATTAAATTTAGATACTACGTTAGAGCGTACCCCTTCTAAATCTAAATCGTTAGAAAGTAGTACCCCCATGCCTTGTATTTTCGTACCGACACTATGACTAGTATCGGTTTTTAATCTAATAAAAAATTTCGTTTCGCTGTCTACTTCTGCGGCTTTCCAGTTAGAAGGTTTTTCAAAAAATAAAAAACCAGACTTAGAGAAGTCTTCGCTTTCATCTAGTAAAGTATTTAACGGCTGCCATATAGACCCGTCGTAATACTCGGCAGACATAACGCCCCCGCTGGTATTCTTAACTTCTAGCTCTACGTAAAACTGCTTAAATGGTTTATAGTGCCCTACGTATATATATTCTAATTCTTGTAACTCGATAGCAGCAGAGGCCGTACCGAAGTCTTTAAGTTTTTTACTATAATCTGTACCGTCGTATTTTATTGTTAAAAAGCTCATATCTTTACCTTATTTATGTACTCTTCAGTTTTAGATAACTGCTCTAGCTTCGTTATAATATGATCTGGTCTTACGAAGTCTAGGGGTCTATTAAATTGTACCCCGAAAAGCCTAAGAGTAAAAGCCGCCGACTCAGAGCATATCGTACTATAAGCGCCGTCTTTAAATAAGTTAGCTAAATTTTTGATGAAATTAATATTTAATTTTTCGCCTAGGTCGTATATTAATACACCGATAATATTAAGCCCTGAGTATGGAGCTTGTAAGCGGTCATTAATTTTTGAAAGAATACCCCTAAACCGCATTTCGGTACAATCTATCTCGTACTCTTCTACTATCCTATTACCTCTAGCGTACCATTTATCTATAAGCATTTTATGGGCTTCGCCATGGCTAGACTCGCTAATAATAGCCTGCTTAGTAAATGGGTCTTCGTACCTAGTATAGATATGGTTATATGATTTTTTTATGTACTTTCTAATAAGCCAGCTAAAAATATAATTACTCTTAGAGGCTCCTATATAAAGTTTCATTACTTAACTTCGTTTAGTACGTAATTTACGTAAATGGTTTTAGGGGTAGCCCCGTTATTAGTAAATTTAAGTCTAAACTTTAGCCCCTGCATTACGTCGGCGTCGTATTGGCTTCTCTGCTCATAGTACCCTGATTTATCTAAGTACACCGACTCACCAAAAATATTTACTACAGTTTCGCCCATTAATACTTCGAAAGTAATAGAGTCGCCTAGCTCGCCGTTAATAATTTCTATGGCCTCTAATTTAGCTAATGGGTAAGGTACTACGAAGTCTAAAGGAGTCTCTACGCCAGCGGGTACATTTTCGTACTTATTACCTTTAATTCTTTTATAAAGGCTTTTACTTTCGTCGCCTACTCTAACAGTCTTAGCGGCGAAGGCTTCTATTTTTAATTTATGTATGCCGTCTTTATCTTTCTCAGGCGTCCAGCTACTACCCATGCTATGCCTCTCTTCTTACGCCTTCTACTATGCATTGTAGCTTAGAGACTTGGCTTAGGTTATCTTGAATAGTTATTTTAATATAGTCGTCGTTACCTACTCCAAAAGTACCCGCTCTTCTTAAAGGGAAAGGGGCGCTTATAAAAGAAGCGGTAAATTTATCTAGCCCTGAAGGTTTATCTAAAAAGAAGTTAGAGTTACCGCCGAAAGTAAATTTATCCGCGAAGTCGTCGGTAGCTTTAATTAAAGGTAACGTAACGATACTATTATTAGTTTTTATTTCTACTTGAATACCGTTAGTTAAATCTGAGTTACGCCCTAAAAAATTAGCGTAAGTAATACCGCTGTCTAATCCGAAAAATTTAATTTCACTTATAAATAGATCGTCTAGAGCGTCCATAGGGAAAGTATACTCTACGCCCCCGCCAGCGTTAATATTCATTTCTATATTAGCTGGGTCACCCCCTGAATAGGGCTGTACTATAAAAAGCCCTGATACGTCGGCGCTAACGCTTTCTACAGTACCCTCGATACCAAAAACCCCTAACCGCGGGTCTTTAGTAGATACTGAAGCCTGAATTACTGCGCTTCTTCTCTGTAAATTATCGAAGCCCCTCTGAGAAGGGACTGTACCTGTTATATTAAAGTCATCTATAGTTAAGGCTTCGCCAGCCTCGCCTATAGTCTTAGCCTGTATAAAAATAGCGGCGTTATCGTCTATATCTAAAGCCCTATAGTAAGGCTGAAAATTTACGAAGTCCTGATTAAGCTCTAGGATAACTCTAGAAGTAAATTCTAATTTAGTCTCGCCGCCTGTAACTGTAAAAGTTTTACTAAAGGCTGGCGCTCCTTCGGTAGCTGCAATATCTATAATAAGCGTCTGCCCATCTGCTACCGAGTCCATGAAAAAATAATTAGAAGCAGACTCGCCTACGCCAGATAAACTCTCTACGTTAACTTTTTTAGTCGTTGCTAATTTTCTAATACCGTCTTCTAAAACTACGTCGGCGGCGTAAACCTCGTCGCGTCCTACTATCTGAGTAGTATTAGAGCTTTCTTTCTGCGAGAGATCAGTGCCCATTATTAAAAACCTTTATTAAAGCTCTAAGCCTACGATAGTATCGTAGATAGCAGCGTCTTGGTTATCTTGGTTATATTTTTTAACTCTAACCTTAACTCCAGCGGCTACCCTTTTAGGTCTATTACCGAAATCTACAGCGCCGTGATTATTACCCGCTTTTATATGAGCCGTACCAATAGTATTATAAGTATCAGACCCTACAGCAGTCTCTATCTGTACGTCTATTCTAGACCTAGCAGAAGAAGAAAAAATAACTCTATTTAAAAATAAAGTCTTTAGCGCCGTTACTGTATAGTCGTGGTCTTCTGAAGTATCTTTAGTTACGTCTGTATCGTCGTAGTTATGTACTTCTATACCGAATTCACTTTCTCCTACTGATACGGGTACTGGGTTAGTCGCGCTATACGGCGTATTGTCTTCGTCGTGTAACCTTACTTTCTGTCCGCTTTTAAAATCTGTACCCATGACTATTCTCCCTTAAGCTCTTCGAGTCTTTTCTTATTATTGGTTATTTCGTTTTTAATTCTTTCTATTTCGTCCTCTTTTCTTAAAATTTTTACTTCTTTCTCTAAAATAGAATTTTCTAAAACTCTTATTTTTAATTCTTTCTCTTTCTCTACTAGCTTACTCATTACTTAGCCTGCCTTCTATAGTGCCTTCGTACGGGGCGGTATCCTCGCCGCAGTTATTCACTTCTAAAAGTATAACCTGTCCAGCGGTTACTTTAAAACTATTATAATTAAATTCTACGTTAAAGCCGTCGCCCCATGAGCTACGCTTAACTTTATTTAGACTACCATTTATTTTTGCCGTGAACTTGCCGTAACTTTCGCCGCTAGCTTCTATATGGTCTAGGTAAAAAACCTTTCCATCGGGTACTGTATAACTTACTAAAGTAGTAGGGTCGTTTAATTCTATGGCGGCGTCTTCGTTAAAAGTAAAAACGTCTTCGCCTATGTCGCCAGCGGTTACTTGCTGAGTATAAAGGGGGCTGCCCGCTTCGTTGCCTATCCTTACCGCTATCTTATCTAGGATAGTCTTTAAAAATTTAGCTTGCTCTAAGTCTTCGTTAGCGACTGTAGGGCGGCTAGATTTATCGTACGAGTCGAAGCCCATTATTTACCTTTTTTCTTACTTGCTTTTTTCTTAGCCTTTTTTACAGGCTCAGCTTTAGGTCTAGGCTCTTCTGTTTTACCAGCGCCTAACTCTATATATTTTTTTTCTACTCTTACCCATGCTATCACGTTAGACCCTTTAGGGTATATAGTAATAATGTCGTTAGCCTTAGCAGTTTCTAAAGTTAACTCGAAGAGTTTAGCTTGTAACTTAGTCTCGTTTTCTGCTGTCATAAAAACAGTAACTAAGTCTCGTCGATTATCCATTTTATTCTACTCCATTAAAAAAGGCGGGCATTAGCCCGCCCCTTTATTTCTAAGAATTACTTAGTTAAATTAAGCGTTATCGCCTACAGAAGAAGCCGACTTAATAAGCCATAGAGCTTGGTCTTCTACGATTTTATATTCAAAAACTCCATACCAGCCAAGGTTAACGAATCTATTCAACTTATCGTAAGGCCCTGTAGCTCTCATTTCGATAGGGTGTGACTGCCCTACGCCGAAAGCATTAAAACCGATCATGTAAGAAGTATAAACGTCTACGCCAGCCGCGCCGCCGTCTGCATTGATAGTACTTAGGTTATCTCGGATGACCCGAAATCCCTTGTACATACCTACCTCATTTTTTAATAGGCTTTCTGGTAACGAATATTTATGAGCATCAATCCAAGAATTAGCCCCAGACCCTTCTCTAATATCGTGAATAACATCGTCGTGAGCAATCATAACGAAGTCGCCGTTAGCTACGCCTAAAGCGTTAGCTCTAGCTAGTTTATTATATGCTTTACCCATTAAAGAGCCAGTCATAATGTCGCCCGCTACTGTAGATACTTCGTCAGTACCAGAAGCGAAAAGGACATTACTAGAAGCGTCCATAGCTAATAGAGCTAGTTTATTATCAGTACGCCCAGCATTGATTCCTACAAGTCTAGCGGCGGCTCTATCTGCCATACCTTTAGTCTGTAGAGAAGCCAGCTTAGTAGTAGTAACTACTTTACCGAATTCTTTAGGGGTAACGATAACTTTAGAATCTACCATAGCTTCTGAGTCTACGTCGTCAGTCTCTACTAGAGGCGTAGTAGCTAGAGCTAGCTGGTCATACTTCGGTAGGCTGATAGACTCAGCTTGGAAGTCTTTTTTAATAGATGCGAATTGAGCAGCAGACCCTTGTTCTGCTAGGGCTACTCTAAACTCTGCGTCGAATTCTTTTACGATAGAGTCGTCTACTTGAGCCGTCCCTGATAAATTAATAGTAAATGCCATTTCAATACTCCTTTAATTGTTAATGGTTTTTATTTTCCGTATTTCTTTTTAATAGCTTCTAAGTCCTTTCGACTCGTACAAGCGTCTAACTCTTCGTAGTACTTCTCGTGGTCGGTCTTATTAACGTCGTCGTTTTTAGGTTTTTTGTCTTCGCCGCTATCCATAGTTTTTTTCTTAAATAAGTAACTATGCGACTCTCTACATTTACCTACGAAGTCTTCGATACCACTAACGCTTAACTCGTCTTCGTTAATAGAAAGTAAGTCTTTATGGTCGGTAACTTTTAAAAGCATATCTACATCGTGGGCGTCTTTAGCGTGCTTAGACATTTCTGCTCTTAGTTTTTCTCGAAGTACGCCCTGCGTACGAGTCTCTAAAGTTTTAGAAAGTTTAGACTTCTCTTCTCTTTCTACTCTTAGTAACTCTTCGAGCTTACCTTGCTCTTCTAGTTTCGCTTTCTCTGCCTCGTTAATTTTTTCTTCAGCAGTTTGAGCGCGACTTTTATTTTTCTTACTTTCGTCTTCAAGTCTCTGCGCTTTACTTTCTAATGCCTTCGCCTTAGTACGCTCAGCTTCTAAGTCTTCTTGAAGTTTTTTAATCTCTTCTTCTGTCATTGTACTAACCCCTGAGCCTTCGCTCCTTGATCGGTAATGCCTTCGCCTTACCTAATTATTATTACCTAATTTTATTCTAAGATCAACTATACCGATCTGCAATCTTTTTAGCTGCCCTTTCTAGTCGGGTTAATATCTCTTCGGTTATAGTATTATTAAACTCTTCGCCCGACTTGGTAGGTAGCATACGCCTAACGGCTTTAGACTTACCCGCGCCGCGTCGGTTATGAATATCGGCGAGCTTATCTCGCCAGTCAAAAATAAGCCTAAAACTTTTAGCGAAGCCGCCAGTAGTAAAGACTTTTAAAGCGTTATGTAACTGCCCAGTTAATCTAAGAGTTACGGGGCTGGCTCTTTTAGTCGGGCTAGCTGCTGAAAAGTTAGGGTCTTCTACGCCTTCAAAATATACAGTTTTACCGCCGATATTTCTATACATACCCCTACCCCATATAGCTTGCTTATAAGAAGTAGAATACTTTTTAAATTTACCTTCGCCTTCTACTGGCGAAATGCCTTTAGTTATGTCTCTTAGTAAAGCCTGCCTAATAGCTTTAGGCGCTCTAGCGCTAAATTCTTTACGTACCTCTACTACTAATTTAGGTACAGCTTGTACTATTTTATTATTTTGTACTTTAACCCCTAGGGCTTTCTGTATCTTTCTTGGTATGGTTATCTTAACGCCCATTAGAGCCGCCCATTTTTTCGAAGCTCATTAAGTAGTAAGCCTTCTATAACTTCGTCGCTAAATATATCGTTAATTTCTACGCTTACGCTATCAGGCGTTTCCGTTGCGCCGCTAATAGTACCTACTTCTCTAGTTATATTTTCGAAAGCGTCGTTAGCTTCTTCGAGCGTATCGAATTCTAAAACGTCTTCGACTTTATACCTATCGAGTATTCTATTTATGCCTTCTGTAATTGAGCTTTTAAAATTTTGGGTAACGTCTGGGATAAAACGACGTTTAGGGAAAGGGTCTTCTTTTGAAGCTGCCCAGTTTTTAGCTTCTTGGCTTAACTGGTTATGGCCGTCGGCTTTAGGAGCTTCGCCCCCTCTAACTCCTACTTCTAAAGTATCGCCGCCTAAGTCTCTTACTTTTAAAGCTGCTAGCAAGTCGCCGTCTAATTCTAGCTTCGCTAACCTTCTGCCTTTATGATTTACCTTCGCGTATTTCTTATCGAGTATTTTAAATTTACCTTCGCCTTCTACTGGACTAGTACCGTTACCGACGTTTCTAAGTATTTCGTTAAGTAGGTAGTTACCCGCTCTACGTTTAGCTTCTTCGCGCTGGTCGTCGGGTATACCAGTAAGGTCTAAAGATAATGTCTTAATAACTTCGGTTACGTTACTCATAACTTAAAATTACATTTACAAACTAGGCATTTTCTATACTTGGTATTTAATAACCCTGTATCGTTATAAAACCTAGTTAGCTTATGTACCCCCGCTAGGCATAGTATTTTATCTAAGAAGTTAATTTTAACTAAATGCTTACTTTTCATTTTCTTCTATGTCTTCGTCTTCTTCTTCAGGCTCGCCTAATAGGTCGCGCATTTTCTTAGCTCGCTTTTCGGCTTCGTCCTGTATTTCTTCTTCTCTTTCTCTAGCTTTATTATCGTCTAAGTTAGGGTTAATAATTAAATGTTTTTCGTGGGCTAACATTAGCCCTAGCTCTTCTCTAAGTCTTATATTTTCTAGAGTCTCTTTATCGCTAATAAGTACTTTAGGCTTTTCAAAATAAACTTCTATTTTATCAGAAGAGAAAATAGCGCTATTAAAATAGTCTTCGTAGGCTTTCAAAATTAAATATACTTCGGACTCTAAGCAGTCTGCATATAATTCTTGGTTACTTTCTATAATATCCTGAGTATCAGCTTCTTTTAATAATCTATCGAAGCCTGATTTAACCTGATCTACGCCGCCTTCGATAGCAGAGCTAGAAGTTATACCCTCGTCGTCTAATATCTGAAGTAGAGAAAATTTAAGTACTGATAGCTGTCCCATTAGATCAGGGCTGGCGCTAATATACTCGGCAGTAGTAGGCTTATCTGTATCTTTTTTAGACTGCGGTAAATTAATAGCGGTATGCATACCCATGTGAAGCTGTCTTAGCTTCATAGTTTCAGGGTGAGATATAGTTAACTGCCCATGCCCCTGAGAAGCCGACGCAGTTTTTAAGTCTGAAAATTCTACACACCAGTCTATAGCTTTATCTGCTAAGTCTGAAGGTACAGGGTAGTCTAATGCTGTATCTCTAGAAAGAAAGGCTACGGGTAGCCTATTAATTTCGTTAGCCTTAATCTCCATCATAGTAATATTAGGACGCCCTTCTATTTTCCCTTTAGTTATTACTCTTACGAAGTAGTCTTTATCGTAGAAAGAATATTTTTTAGTCTCTGCGCTCGTATCTCGCTGGTCTTCTTTAGTCGTCTGCTCTATACCGTCCATACCTTTAGTTACGTCTGTACCTGAGTAACTTAAAATAAAAATTCTAGGCTTACCGTAGTCGTCTGTAACTAAGTCGTACTCGTAGGGGGCTAACGCCTGAAGAGTATAAGAGCCTTCTAGCTCGTCGTTATTTTCTGGCGGGTTAGTATAAGAAAGCCATAGAGCTACGTACTTCTCTCTATTATAAATTCTATCGGCTTCTTTAAAAGCTCTACTAAATTTAAATTCGTTATATATCTCTTCGAGCTTTTTAGTTTCTCTTTCTGTTTTTAATTTTCTTTTAGGAGCGTTTTTGTAGGCTTTAGATTTTTTACTAATAACCTTTTCGACTATTCGTACGTTACCGACTCTAAATTTACTATGAGTCTCAGGGTATAAACCTGTTAGCCTTTCTTTAACGTGGTCTTTCTGCCTACCTTCTTGGCACTCGAAAGAAGTAAAAGAGTCTTTTTTACGTTTTATATTTTGGCTACTCTCAATGTCTTCGATAAGCGCATAGATATGCTCGCGCTTGGTTAGGTCTATATTTTCTACGTCTAAGTCTAAAGCCATTTTATTAATCCTAGTAAAAAGTTATTGCTGCGTTAGTTGTATTTAATTCGTACTCTACGCAATACCATATACCATAAGAAATAGCGGTACTCATATCTTGCCCTTCTGTAGTCTGGTCTTCGATATAGCCCGCATTTTCTTTTAGCCTTGTATTTCTAAAGCCCTTATTAACAAAATGGCAGTTATTAGAAACTGCTACAGCCATTACGCCTTCGCTATTTTCTAACTGTCCATTAGTTACGTTATGCCTATCTCTTAGAGGCGGGTTAACAGTAGGTACTTCTATAATATAGTCTAATACGTCGCCGTCTCTGCGTCTATAGTTAGCTAAAAAGTCTTCTATTATCTCGTAGTCAGTTAGTCGGCTTTTACTTGTACCGCTTCGACCAGTAGCGTCGCCATGTATTATTATCTCAGGGTTATGGGGTAAGTCGAAAATACCTTTACCCGCCCATTCATCTAAAGCGTCTTCAGTACGCGCCCCTTCTACTGCTACTTCGTCGAATATTGTAAAGCGTTTATTTTCTACGTTATCAGCTTTCTTGTTAAACTGGAAAGCAGCCGAAGACATAGGCTTACCTTTACTAATATTAAAGTCGAAAGTTAATCTAATGGGCAGCCTCTTAATATTTTTTACGTTAGTCTTTAAATGTTTATCAGGGTCGTAGTTATAATAGATAACGTCAGTATTAATATAGAGCCATTTACCATAAAGTAGCCGCTGTACCATTTTAGTATCGTACTTCTCTTTAAGAGAGTCGATATACCATTTAGGTAAAAAAGGATTAGAAGAAGTAACCGAGTAGTAAGTATGTCTATCGTTATTTTTTCTAGAATAAATATCAGTTATCTTTTTAGCGCCGTCTATAAAAAACTCGTACGCTTTATGGCTAGGGTCGTCTGGATTAGTAGCAGCTATAAAAATATTTTCTTTTATATGGGGTAGCCGCCCTAGTCTGGCTATGCACTCAGTAAAGAAAGCCATTTCTTTATTATTATTTTCTGTTAACTCTTCTATGACTATCATTGATAATTCTAAAGACCTAAACTTAGTATATTTTTTATCGTGCCATGATCTACTAATAATTTCAGAGCCATTTTTTAAAAACTTTATCGAGCTAGAAGTATAATTAATTATGTAGTCTACGCCTTCGACGAAAGCATTAGTTAACATTTCTATAATTTTTAAAAAGATAGTATCTTTAAGGTCGGGCATAGCCTTACGGCCTATCATAGCCCTAGCTC